TTCGAGAGTTAGGTTCTTAGCTAAAGGTTTAGATTGTAAGTATATAGTCATTGACCATATAAGTATTATTGTATCAGACCAACAACATGGTGATGAGAGAAGAGCCTTAGATGAAATTATGACTAGGCTTAGAACACTTGTTCAAGAGACAGGAGTATCTATGATAGTTGTATCACACCTTAGAAGACCTGAAGGTAAAGGACATGAAGAAGGAGCATCAACTTCTTTATCACAATTAAGAGGTTCAGCTAGTATAGGACAGCTAAGTGACATGGTTATTGGGCTTGAGAGAGACGCACAGAACGATGACCCTGATGTTCGGAACACCACTAGGATAAGGGTATTAAAGAATAGATTCTCTGGTATTACTGGTCCTTGTTGTGATTTAAAATATGATATAGATACTGGTAGACTTAATGAGGTAAAGTCAGATGACTTTTAATAAAGTTATATTTGATATAGAAACAACCATGACTGCTGATAAGATATGGTGTATTGTTTGTAAACACAATGACACTTACTATCAGTTTAGAGAAGATAACTTACATAGGTTTGAAGAGTTTATAAAACAAACTGAAGAAGTAATAGGTCATAACATATTAGGATTTGATATACCAGTTGTCAATAAAATATTTGGTTATGATTTGTTTGCTAACTGTAAGAAGACAGATACATTAGTACTATCTAGATTATTAAATCCAATGATAGAAGGTGGACACTCATTAAAAAATTGGGGTACAAAGTTAGGACATAATAAAATACACTTTGAACAATTTGATTTCTTTACTGAGGAGATGCTAACATATTGTAGGAATGATGTAGAGTTAACAGAAAGATTATATAAATTTTTAATTACTAAGACAAAAGACTTTGGACAATCAGTAGAGTTAGAGCATAAGGTTGCAGAGATAATTCAGAAACAACATGATACAGGATTTAAAATAAATGTTATTGATGCTTATGAATTACAATGTAAGTTTCAAGAAGATATGAATGACCTAACAACTAAGGTAAGACAAACTTTTCCTCCTTTAAAAATAGAGACAGAGTTTGTACCTAAGTCTAATAACAAAGCAAGAGGTTATGTGAAGGGTGTACCTTTCACTAAAGTTAAATATAAAGAATTTAATTTAGGTTCAAGGCAACAGATTGCTGAACGATTAATGTTACTTGGGTGGAAACCTAAGAAGAAAACAGATAAGGGTCATGTGATTGTTGATGAGAAAGTATTATCTCAAATACATAATATACCTGAAGCTAAATTAATAAACAGATACTTAATGCTACAAAAAAGAATTGCTCAAGTCAGTTCTTGGATAGAAGCTATTAAGGAAGATGGTAGAGTGCATGGCAAAGTTATTACCAATGGAACAATAACAGGAAGGATGAGCCATCAGTCGCCCAACATGGCTCAAATTCCTGCTGTGTACTCTCCTTATGGTAAAGAATGTAGGGCATTATGGACAGTAAACAAAGGTTATAAATTAGTAGGTGTTGATGCTTCAGGACTTGAGTTGAGGATGTTAGCACACTACATGAATGATAAGGATTATACACATGAAGTCGTTAATGGAGATATACACACTACAAATCAAATTGCTGCTGGTTTGGCATCAAGAGATGAAAGCAAAACTTTTATATATGCATTCATCTATGGAGCAGGTTCAAAAAAAATCGGAAGTATCATTGGAGGTTCGGAAAGAGATGGTGAAAGAATTAAAGAAAAATTTCTTAGAGCAACACCAAGTCTTAGAAGCTTACGAGAAAAGGTGGAACGAATTGCTAGTAGAAGATGGGTCAGAGGACTCGACCAAAGAAAAATAATAATAAGATATCCTCATGCAGCATTAAATACTTTGCTTCAAGGAGCAGGTGCAACTGTTATGAAGTATGCGTTGACATTGCTAGAGGAATATGTTAAGATAAAACAAATCAAAGCACTACCAGTAGTAAATGTACATGATGAGTTTCAATACGAAGTCGAAGAGAAAAGAGCAGATGAGTTTGGAATGTTAGCAGTACAATCTATTGTAGATGCAGGTAAACAATTAAATGTAAGGTGTCCACTAAATGGAAAATATAAAATCGGAAACAACTGGTCAGAAACACATTAGTACTTTAGCTTCAGACATTAAACATTTAATATCTGAAATATCTAATGGTAAACCTGCCAACATGACAGAAGAAAACATGGATGTATTCTTAAAAAATATTAAAGAAGCTATGTTAGCTTGGAATACTCCACCAGTAAGAACAGATAAGGAAGGTAAGCTTAGAATGTCAGTACTAGGTAAACCTGCTAGACAACTATGGTATGATAAACATAGTCCTAAAGATAGAAAAGATGAAGACGCAGGATTAAATTTAAAATTTTTATATGGTCATATCATTGAACACTTAGTACTTTACTTAGCTGAACTTGCAGGTCATAAGATAGAAGACCAACAAAAGAAAGTAGAGATTGATGGTGTAACTGGACATATAGATAGTAAGATAGTTCGTGAGATATTTGATGTTAAGTCTGCTTCACCATTTAGTTTTAAAAAGTTTCAGTCAGGTGAGATAGTAGGTGATGACCCTTTTGGTTATCATGCCCAGTTATCAGGATATGAAACAGCTATGGGTACTAAAGCAGGTGGCTTTTTAGTTGTTGATAAATCAAGTGGTGATATATGTTTTTATAAACCTGAAGACATGGCTAAACCTAATGTTAAATCTTTGATTAAAAATTTAAAGACTACATTACAACAAGATACACCTCCAGAAAAATGTTATGAATTTAAAACAGAAAAGAATGGTAACAAAACTTTAGCTACTGGTTGTATGTTTTGTCCTCATAAATGGGAATGTCATTCTGATACTAATAATGGTAAAGGTTTAAGAGTATTTAAGTATGCTAATAAGAATGTTATGTTAGCTGATGTTATTAAACAACCTTTAGTAGAAGCGATAACATATGAATATGAAAAACGATTAAAAGATTATAGTAAAAGAATATGAAATGTTTCTACTGTAATGCAGAAGTAAGATGGAATAATGATTTTGATACTGAAGATACTCACCCAGAATCAGAACATAATATAGTTAGTATGTATCAATGTGATGAATGTAATACTTGGTATGAAGTCTTTCATCAAAAGAAAGAAAACAAATGAACGCAAAACAAATGAAACCAATAAGAAGAAAAGCTAAACATATATTAGTAGCTTGGTTGCATACTTTAATGACTAAAGAAGAAGCAAGTAAAATTAATTATAAAAATGTATTTGCTTTTATGCCTAATCAAACTCATTACTATGATGGTGATACATTTAGACTACAACCTTGGTCATATAAATGGATAGTTAAAAAATTAAAACGCAACCCAGAGTTGACAATCGATGATTTAAATGCTATGTTACAACCAACTAAAAAACAATTAAGAAGAATGGATAATATATTATAATGCCAAGTAAAGAAATGTTTAAAAGTGTAGCTTACGATAGCTTAGATAAGCAAGTAGATGGTACACACTACAAAGGTATGAAGATACAACCTGCTCATTTTATAAATGAAAATCATTTAGAGTTTGCAGAAGGCAATGCTATTAAATATATTTGTAGACACAAAGCAAAAGGAAAAGCAAAAGATATAGAAAAAGCTATTCACTATTTAGAAATGATATTGGAGAGAGACTATGACTAACGAATCACAGATAACACAATTAGAAAAAAGAGCAAGAGGTTTTCGCAGAATTATCTCAGCACTAAATGATTTACCTATGTATGGAATTAATCCACACTTAGATAAAATACTTCATGTTAAGATTGATGCATTAAAAGACCATCTTAAATTAAAGATAACAAGAAACAATGATAAGTTAAATGAAATGTATACTGAGAGTATAGATAGTTTAGCTGATGATGATGGACAACAAGGTGAAGTAGCACCTGTTGTTGTAGAAGATATACATAATAAAAGTATTCCATTACCTGATAATAGAATGGATTTTCCAAAAGAATAATATGACAAGTATAGAAGATAGAGATGTTGATGCAACTTATGAAAATGAACAAAGTACTGTTACTATCTCATTAAAAGAATATGATAAGTTAAAAGAAAAACAACATTATATTACTGATAAAGATTTAATTTCTTGTATAGATAAGATAGAAGAATTAGTTAGAGCAGTAAGAAAACATATAGTAAGGACAGAAATATGACAGATAAAATTGTAGGATTAAATGGACAACCAGTTAAACCATTAGATGGTGTTTATCATTTAAGACTTTGTTTAATAGGTTCAGATGATATTGATATTAAAAATGTAGAAACATTTGGTATAGCAGAGGATGGTTTCTTTATGGTAAAGTCTATATCTAATAAAAGATTTCCTGTCTTTATGACTAATCCTGTTAGAATAAAAACTATTGAAACATATAAAGATGGTCAAGAACCTTTAACAAAACTTAGTGCAGAAAAAGGTGATGACGACTTTCTTGTAGACTTACTTAGAAAGAAACATGAAGACCAATCGAAAACTTAAACAAAAGAAAAGAGTTAAAAAGAAAGAAGCTTACTTGATGAGTTTCAATTTACTTATTAATAATCAAGGACAATTTATAACTGAGTTGTCTAAATATCCTATGGATAAAATAACAAGCCATTTCAAAAAAGAAAATGCTGGTGTGATTAAAGCTTTGTTAAGAGAGTGTGATGCTAAATTTAGTATGCTGTCTGAAGACTTAGAAAAAATTGCTTCAGATGTTTTTCATTCTTAAATTATTTGTTCAGGAGTACACATATACTTAGTTGCTAACTGAGCTTCATTAACATCTTTAATTGTTTGTGTATCTAAAAGTTCTTTAGATATTCTTAAAGCTGCTACAGTACAATCTTTCCATGAATCATACTGAGTTTGTATTTGTACTGGTGGTAAACATTGATTGTTTACAAAAGAACACAGACTCATTGTTAATATAAATTTCATTTCTTTTTATTTTTACCACATTTACATCTAGGTGCAAACACTTTAGATAATATTAATTTTAACCACTTCATTCTAGTATAAGTTTTTTAATAGATTTTGCACCTATATAAATTTCTGTTTCTGCTTTACTTTTAATACATTGATACTCTATATTATTTCCTGTATTAGTACGCATTGCAATTCTTTTTCCTTTTAAACATTGCGACATACTTTCTTGTATTCTATGTTCTTTTATCTCACCATTAACAATCATTAATAAAGCTACAACTATCTCAACCATGTCCATTACCATTTGCTCTAACTTTATCTTTTAAACTTTCAATATCTTCTAAAGCTTTTTCTAATTGTTTAGTTACAAATTCTATGTTAACTTTATTATGCATCATATCTTCTATTCTCTTTTCAATCTTCTCAACTGTCTTATATAAATCTTCTAGCAACATAAACTGTTCTTGGTCAGTCGGCAACTGCTCAGACTTTTTAAGCAAGTCTGCTTGAAATAATTCTCTTGATGTTTCTAATGATGTTAGTCTTGCTGTTACTTCTGTATAGGCAAACACACCCATTGCTACAGCAACTACAATACCAATCATATTTTTAATTGGCATACTTACTGATGTCTTATCACTTACTTTCATATTAATCCTTTGGTATTGGTAGTACTATTTCTTTATCTGTATCTTCTGTTAAATATTTTGGTATTACTAATTTCTTTTTGTTAGTTATAAATTTATCTCCCATTAAAGTAATATCAGGATTTTCTTTTTTATAATTATCTTTTAATTCATCCCAATGACTTTTATCATTTTCAGGTCTAGTGTTATCCCTTGTAGGAGTAACACCTCTACATTTTGTAACCAACAATCTAAAGTTTTCATTGTATGCAAGACTAGGATTACTATTAACTCTACCACACATTTTCATTAATTCTAACTGTTGTTTAATTGCTACATTTTCTTTTGTAGTTTTACAATCTGTGCCTAAATATTTTCTGTAAGTAAAACTTAATCTATAATTATCATCATCATGACGATAGTTATTAGTATCGTTATAATGATTATATTTACCATTTCTATCTTCTGCTTCTATTCTAGTCTCAAACTCTCCACATCTTACACCATACTCATTAAGATATTCGTTTCTAGGATATGCAGGTTCTACAAATAAAGCTAACATTGTCAAAGCTAAAATAATTAATCCTGTAAAATAATAATTCATCCTGAGAACCTCCATACATTACCTGTTTAAATCCTTAATATCATAGCTGTGTTCTCTAACTTGGTCTGCTAGTTGTCTATATAAATTTTCTGCCATCTGCCATGTTGCTTCAGCAGAAGAAAGTCTAGTATTAATATCTACTAATTCTTTTTTAACAACAGATAAATCTCTTTCAAGATTTGTTAGTCTTTGTTCATTTGAATTAATAGTATCTGTAAGATTAACAATATAACGAACACCTGTAAATGTTCCAACAACTAAAGAAGCAACAATAGGAACCATAACAATATTTTTTTTTAATAATTCTGCAATGTTCATACCTTCTTACCCTTGTTAACTCCTTCTTTAATTATATATGATTGAGTGCCATTTGCTCCAGTCTCAACTTCTTTCTTTAACTCTTTAACAAAGTTCATTTGTTTAGCTTTCTTCTCTAAAGATTTAATATAATTAATTATTTGTTTATTTATTCTTCCTACCATGTCGTCTCTTTCTTAGTATATTTACTCTTGAATGCCAACACCAAGTAGTTAACTTAATTGCATAAGTTTCTACTTTAGATATTGCAGTATCGAGTCCACCAAAGAAATTATATAACCACTTATCTAACATATTATTTTTTTACTAACGAACCTCCAAAGTATAAACCAATAATAGCTGATACTAAGTTAGTATCTAATGGTGTAATAACAAAACTATTAGATGATAGTGTTACCCATTTCATTATTTCTTTTTCTGGTATAAAGAAAAATGAAGGTCTAAATTCTAAATAACCTACAATCACACTCGTATCTGGTGATAATATAGGCATAAGTTTTGGTAATAGTACTATAGCGAATACAGCAGTCAATGCTATAATTCTTCTAGTCCATTGAAAACCTTTGTTATCATATTCTCTAGCTTCTTTAAAACCTTGTTGTTGTACTTCTGCTCTTTGTATAAGCATTTTTTGTTCTGCTTGTTTTGCTTTTATGCTTTGCGACCATATACTCATTACTCCTCCGAGTACTGTAGACCCTAGCATTGTTATCATTTCAAATGGCATTTATATCTCCTTTTTTTTTAGTGCTTCCATTTTAATTGCATTCGCAACATCTTCCATTCTTTTAGCAACACCTGAACCTGATTTAACTGCTGCTTCCTTAAATTTTCCTTCATTAATTAATTTAATAGTTTTAGGACTACCTGATAATGAACCTCTATACCATGATGATACTATATTCTTTTTTAAATTATTAGATAAACTATCAAAGTTTTTAATATTTTTTTTAGTTTGTATTAATTTTAATTTAATGTTATTTTTTAAATCTTTCATGGCTTTCTCTTCAGAAACCATTCCACCTTCTTTATTATCTTTATTATAAAAACCATAGCCACTTGTAATAAATTCTTCATCTCCTAATCTATAATTTTTAAAATACTTTTTACCATCAACAATAATAACTTTCCCTGTTCCTTCATACTTTTTAATTTTATCAACATAGTTATTTACTTCATTATCTATATTTGCTGTTGCTCCTGTTGCAGCTATTACTGCAGCACTAGCCATTGTAGTTAATTTCTTTTTATCCATAGGTTTTTTTTCAATTATTTTTTCTTCTTTAAAATTTAAATCATACTTTAAATTATCACCAACAATATATTTATCATTGTTTGTAAGTTTATTACTATTATTTTTTGTAATAACTTCAGTACCTTGTAAAGTAGATAAAGATAAACTATCTGCATTAGATGCTTTATCTCCTTGATTATATTTTTTTCTTTTAATAACAATACCACCATAAGAAAACTTTCTAGGTGTAATTTTATTATCACTACTATCTACATTAGATGAGCCACCATATTTTTTAGTTACTTCTACACCACTAAATAAATCCATTATCCATTTTCTATAAGTAGGTAAAGGAACAATCTTTTCTAAAAATCTTTTCCATGCTTTATCAGTATCACCTACTAAAGTATCTTGTACAACTTTTCCAATATCGGTTGCAACACTAGCTGCAGGAAAAGGAATAAACCAAGGCATTTGAGAACCTGGTCCAGTTAATCTTCCAACAGCTAATTCAGGAAGTATACCTGACATTCCTGATAATCTTAAAGCTTCAGCCCACCATTTATCTTCATTATAAGCTGGGTCAGTT